GTTCTACAGTGGTTACAACTGATGGTCAATTATCTATCGCTGGTATTCCTATCTTCAAGTCTACAGCAATCACTGCTGATAAGTTCTTAGTAGGAGACTGGTCAATGGGTGCTCAAATCATGCAACGTAATGGTATCTCTGTTCAATTCTTTGACCAAGATGGTAACAACGCTGTTGAGAACATGATTACAGTTCGTGTTGAGGCAAGAATCGCATTCCCTATCTACTACGCTGGTGCGTTTGTATATGGTGATTTCGGTAACGTAGGATAATCTTAGATTTATCTAAAATACAAAGGGGTGGCCAAAAGCTGCCCCTTTTTTATGTCTACTATATTTTAGTTATTTTTGTAAAAATAATGGTATATGCAGATTATAAGGGATGTCACAACCACAGTAGAGCCAGTTTCAGAACCAATAACATTGGCTGAAGCTAAGAACTATCTAAGGGTTGATTTTGATGATGATAACGACTTAATTAGCTCTTTGATAACTTCTGCAAGAGTTAGATTAGAGAAATATGCTGGTGTGGCTATGACAGCTCGTACTTTACAAGTTGTAGCCTATGTAGATGAGTTCATTGAACTACCATACGCACCACTTAACAATATCACTAAGGTAGAATATTGGGATAACGATAGCTGGGTAGAAATTACCATACCACAATACAACGTATTAGGAACTACCTATAAGAAAATATACATGAACTCTTTTAGTCACATGGAGTTTAGATTTACTTATACTTGTGGTTACGCTACCACTCCTGCAGTTATGAAAACAGCCTTGTATAAGATACTTGCTGATTTATACGATTACAGAGAATCTTCTGTAGAAGATAGCAAACCAAATGCTAACATAGCATCTGCATACGAACTAATGAAGCCTTATAAACGAGTAAGCATAATATTATAATGATAAGTAGACTTAAAAATAGGATTACTTTCCAATCTAAGGTTTCAGAATCTGATGGTGCTGGTGGCTATGTCCTAACGGATGTTGACTACTATACTTGTTGGGCTGAGATATTTAGGGAGAATCAAAACAAGACAAACATAGCTGGTAAGGATTCTATATCAGATAACATTGTTTTTAGGATAAGGGATGCTAATAGTATCTCTATTTCTAATGACCTTACTATTGCTTTTGAAGGTAATATCTACTTGATTAGCAGCGTTATAGATGAATTTGATGGTCACAACTTTTTGAGAATCACTTGTTCTACCTTAAAGAGAGTTGGTACTTGGGATAGTATTACTGCTTTCTGGGAGAATATCAGTACAACCTGGGAACTTACTTAATGTCATTTACTATAAATAAAACAGCAAGTGTTACTAACTTATCAAAAAGGTTAAAAGAGGCACCTCATTTGATTACTCAGCAAGTGCAGAAGATAATCAATGAATCTGTAATAGCTATAGAGAATAATGCAAGAGCAAGGGCTCCATTAGGTAAAACTGGTAAATTAAAAGGTTCTATTTATAGCACTCCTTACAATATGAACGCAGGAGCAAAGGTGGGTTCAAGTGTATTTTATTCACCTTTTGTTGAGTTTGGTACTGGGCCATCTTTTCAGATTCCAGTGTATAGAAACCTTAGTATGAATCAACTTGAGGGCTACGCACAGACGTTTAAACGAAATAACGGAAATGTAGTAAATTTGCCCCATAGACCATTCTTATTCAACTCGGCTTCAGAAGAACTATATAAAATGGTTACTAAAATAAAAAAAATTAAAATATAATGGCTACTCTTCAAGGTAAAGCGGTAAAAAATACATATAGACAAGTACTACAGATTGGTGCTAATAATGTTGGAGTAAGTGGTAGTTTACAGCCAGTACAAGATGGCGGTGGAGTAAATACTGCTCTTTCTTTATCAACTGCTGCAGCTACAATTACTGGTGATTTAACTATCACTGGTGATTTGATTATTACTGGAGGTGGTATTCAAATACAAGATTTAATTGATGATACAGTAGCCACTTTGATTCAGAATGGTACTGGAATTACTTGGGCTTATAACGATAGTTTAAGAACTTTGACTCCGACTATCACTATTGCGACTGCAGATGGTGGTGTTCAAGGAGATTTCTTACAACTTAATACTGGTGCTGGTGAAGCTAACGCTGTAGCTAAGATGTATTGGAACAATGTAGATGGCACTAACAACTTAGGCTTAATGGGTGGTAATGTTATATTGCCAATAGGTCAAAAGCAAGTTGCAAGAGTACTTAATAACTCTGGTAGCATCTTAAATAAGGCTGCATATCAAGTGGTTAAAGTTGCTGCTGCTCAAGGTCAAAGATTGGCTGTAGCATTAGCTCAAGCTAATAACGATGCTAACTCTACAGATACTTTAGGTTTAGCTGCTGAAAACATAGCTAATAACCAAGAAGGTTTTATTACTACAAGTGGTTTAATAACTGACGTAGATACAACTGGAGATTTACAATTAGAAGATTGGAATGATGGTGATGTTTTATACCTTTCTCCAACTACTCCTGGTGCTATCACCAAGGTTAAGCCAGTAGCTCCTCAACATACTATCATTGTAGGTTTTGTAGTTTATGCTCACAAGACACAAGGTAAAATCTATGTGAAGGTTGACAATGGCTACGAATTAGATGAACTTCATAATGTAAAAATTACGAATGTTCAAAATAATAACGTAATAAAATATAACTCTTCTTTAGCTGTTTGGGAGAATGTTGCTCCAATAACAACATGGATTGCTGAAGGAACTAATTTATACTATACTCAAGGTAGATTTGATTCAGCTTTCGCTGCTAAGAGCACAACGAACTTGGCAGAAGGAACGAATCTTTATTTTACAACTGCAAGAGGTGACGTAAACTTTGCAGCTAACTTTGCAACTAAAACCACTACCGACTTACCAGAAGGTACAAATTTGTATTTTACCAATCAAAGATTCGACTCAAGATTCGGTACAAAGACTACTACTGATTTAACAGAGGGTACAAACCTTTATTACACTCAAGCAAGATTTAATACTGCTTTTGATGCTAAGACTACTACAGACTTAGATGAAGGCACTAACTTATATTACACAGATGCTCGTGCAAGACTTGCATTATCTTCATCTGCGACTGGTTTAAGTTATGCTAACAATAGTGGTGTATTCAGCTTAACTGCTGGTTATGCGATTCCTACAAGTGTTAAATTAGGTGAGTACGATATAGCTTACAATCGTTCTATCGTATCTGCTGCAGTAACTGGTACATCAACAAAGACTTTAAGCCTAACTCAACAAGATGCTAACGTAATCACAGCAACTTGGACTGACCAAGGTATAACAACAATAAACGGAACTGCTAATCAAATAGCAGCTACAACTGTAGGTAACACTACAACTCTTGCATTTACTAATGACGTTACAATGCCAAACAACTTAGTTGTAAGTGGTAACTTAACTATCAATGGTACTGCAACTTATGTAAACACTCAATCAATATCTGCTAAAGACCCATTGTTTGAGGTTGCAAATGATAACAATACTACAGATGCTGTAGATATCGGATATTATGGTAGATATTTTGATGCAGCTCAAACTCGTGTTGAGTTTACTGGATTATTTAGAGATGCTTCTGATGCTGGTAAGTTTAAGTTCTTTACTGGTTTAACCGTAGAACCTACTAACGTAGTAGACACTACTGGAACTGGATATACTGTTGGCACATTGGTTGCTAACGTAGAAGGTAACTTAGCTGGTACAGCAAACGCTGCAAACGTACTTTCAACTGCAAGAACAATCTCTGCAACTGGAGATGCTGCATGGTCAGTTAGCTTCGATGGTAGTGCAAACGCTACTGGTGCTTTAACTTTGGCTAATACTGGTGTTACTGCAACAACTTATGGTACAACAACTGCGGTTCCTACAATAGCTGTAGATAGCAAAGGTAGAATCACAAGTGCTTCAAATACAAACATTGCTTTCCCAGTTACAACCGTAAACGGACAAGCTGGAACAGTAGTTTTAACAACTTCAAATATAGCAGAAGGTAGCAATCAATATTTTACAACTGGTAGAGTAGCGGCTTATTTAACTGGTGCCATTTCAACGGTATTAACTACTGATTTAACTGCATCAAGAGCAGTTGCTTCAAATGCAAGTGGTAAGTTAGTTTCATCTGCTACTACAGATACTGAATTAGGATATTTGAGTGGTGTAACAAGTGCTGTTCAAACACAATTAAATAGCAAGTTAAATTTAACTGGTGGTACGCTTACTGGTGCTTTAAGTGGTACAAGTGCTACGTTTAGTAATGGTATATTTACTGATGGAAGTCAAGGATTAAGTGTTCGTGCTTATACTGGGGGTGCAGGATTTGGAGCAATTTATTCAACTGGGGTAACTCCTGGGGCTGGTAATTTTGCTTTGGCTGCATCTTCTACTCAAACAATATTAAGTGGAGTTGATAGTGTAAACTTAGCAATTAATAGTGCTATAAAATTAGCAATAGCTTCTACTGGTGCTGCTACATTCTCAAGTAGTGTAACGGCAAATAGTACAGATGGTATAAGTGGTAAATTTATATCTAATACATTTTTTGGTTCTATTGATTTAGAGAATACTGGTGGAACTGCTACTGGTAAATGGAATCTTCAAGCAGTAAGTGGAGCACAAGTTGGTGGCTCTGCTGGTTCATCATTTGGTATTTATAGTTATGGTGCATCTGCATATAGAATGTTTATCAATTCAAGCGGTAACGTTGGAATCTCAGAAACATCTCCTTCTTCAAAATTATCAATAGGTGGTGTTCAAGGTTCTACAATAGGAAGTAATGTAGCTTTATTGGTTGGTAATAATGGAGCAAACGCTAGTGTTGGTAATTTATTCCAAATTGGATTACATTATAATCCAGCAGGTAGTATTGCTAACGCTGTAATTGGCTCTGTAATAACAAGCGGAGCTGGTTTTACAAAATCAGATATTTTCTTTGCAACAAGAGATGTAACTACTGATACCGCACCTACCGAGCGTATGAGAATTGCATCAAATGGTTATGTTGGTATTAATACTACTAATCCAAGTTCAAGATTAAATGTAAGCGGTGTAAATGATGCAGTTAAAATTAGCGGAGGTGGCACAAGTGCTTTATGGCAAACATGGTCAAATAATGGTGGTAATTATTTTATAGGTATTTCCGATTCTAGTGGTGGTGGCTTATTAGGTGGACAAAACGCATATTCATTTTGTCTAGTTACTGAAAGTGCAAGAGATATGGCATTTGGTACAAATAATACCGAACGAATGAGAATCACATCGGCTGGTGATGTTGGAATAGGCAAAACTGGTAGTGTTACTGGATTAGATGTTTATTATGCTAATACTGATTGTGTTAATTCAAGAACTGGTGCTGCTGCTGGTAATTCTCGTTCACTTTATACAGGTTGGAATAGTGCGAGTGCTACAACTTCTGGTAATTTAGCATTTAATGTTACAAGTAATGGTAATGTTACAAATAGTAATAATAGTTATGGGTCTTTATCCGACATAAAATTAAAAGAAAATATTGTTGATGCATCGCCTAAGCTTGATGATTTATTAAAAGTAAGAATTGTAAACTATAATCTTATAGGTCAAGAATCAAAACAAATAGGTGTAATTGCTCAAGAGTTAGAAGAAGTATTCCCATCAATGATTGAGGAGTATTTTGATAAAGATGAAAATGGAGAAAATTTAGAGACAATGAGCAAAGGCGTTAAATATTCAGTTTTTGTACCAATGCTTATAAAGGCTATCCAAGAATTGGAGGCAAGAGTTAAAGAATTGGAAGCTAAATAATTTTACCTAAATTTGTAAAAATAACCAAATATGAAACCACAAGGACAAATTACACTTACAGATGAGCAATTAAAGGAAATAGACGCTATTATAGGAGAGATACCAGCAAAGTATGCTATGCCATTGATTGGCTTCTTACAAGCTAACTATAAGGCTCAAAATGGCCAACAAACGGAAGTTAAAGAAGTAGAGGTAGAAGGATAATGAAAGACTGCGGATATGCTATACGAAAGGCTTATTTCGACAAGA